GATTTATCAATTTCTTCACTCCCTTTAAATGAAAAGCCAAAAAACACATTTCCAGACCAAGTAGAATAATCAACTCCAACGTGATCAACCTTAACCCTTTCCTTGACTCGTTTGGCCCATTTGCCTTGACGGTATAATTCTAGGTCGTAGTAAAATAACTGATCATCTTTTTTTATATAATCCCATTCCTCATTTCCAGATTTACTTAACAAATAGTTTCCATCTACGCTAGGGCTATTAAATTTTTCACCAATCTTAATCTCCCCAAACAACTCAAACGCCTTAGCTTTCAGTTGATTGACGTAGGCCTGTTCGGTTGAGGGTTTAATCATTAAGTGATTTACCCAAATCCCATGTTCTTTTGTTTGTATAATTTTATAAGAAGTCCCATATCCTAAGAATTGGGAAAAATGAGAATCTAAAACTTTAAATATTTGACCTTTCTTAAAGTTAGCTCCATCTTCAGTTAATTCGATAAAATCCCATTCATCCTTGGTATTGATAGCTGAGAAGGTAGGATTAGACAAAACAACCTCGCATTTCATACCCTCCTTTTCCGCTTGCTTCTTTAGCTTTTCGATACGTTGCTCTAATGTTTTCATAACAAATTCAATTTAGCCTTTCTGAACGCTTCTTGTTCACTGTTTGCAATATCCGTATCGAATATACCGTTGTAATTGATCCAATAGCCCCAGCCCGTGAAAAGCTTAAATACTCCTATTGATTTGTTTGGGAAAGTACCTTTGTCGTACATTTCAGCCGCCTGTGATCCTGTGAATACGTTCATATCTGTTTTAGTTTAAGTTCTGAAAAGTTGCCCGTCTTTCCGAGCTGTCATATGGGGTAAGGTCTCCATTTATTTCCTGTCAGGGGAGACTCCACGACAGACAGGCCAGATGTTTGCAGTTACCCATAAGCAAACCAACGAGTAAGGGATTGGGACTCGAACCCAAATGTGCCAGATTTGCCGTCTGGAGCGTTCCATTTCCGCCATTCCCTTAATTTGTCGGGTTAAACAGGGTTCAATACCTGCTACTCTTAATTAGCCATAGATTGAGTACGGTAGGATACAGGGCTACCTTTACCTGCCTTTAATCAGCCATTAACCCGACTCAACAAACCTAAACAAATACTAATTAACAAACAAACAAAAGCCCGAATTTATTTTACTCGGTTGGCTCCATATCCAACTCACTCAACCCTAAATCCGATAGCCTAATATACCCTGAAGGAATAAGAACCTCATCCGGATTGACCTCTACTCCATAACCCAAAGCCTGTCTAATCTCGGTCTGGCTGAATACCCCTGCCTGTCGCATCCAAGCTACCAATTCCTTTTTGTCCGCTTCGAGTTCAGGATAAACATCGGTATCTGACATATATACAAGCGAGTCATCGCCATACCATTCCCGAAGCTTCATAGTCCGAATGTCATCAGACTTTCTCAAAAGAGGGATAACGCAATTGGTAATTACCCTTACATCACCTGAATCTGAGTTAGCAAGCGTTCCATCGGGTTGAAGCAACTGACTAGGATAGCCGTAAATGTTAGCTATCTGCCGTTCCAAGTCCTTATTAAACTCCAAGATTTGAAGATCGACAGGGCTAAGACCTATCTGAACCCATTTAACATCGGCCGGAGTAATAATGATCGATCCTGCTTTATGCGCTCCCGTATGGTTCTGAACAAAGTCATCATTGATGGCTACCGCTTGCTCTGGAGTCAATTCAGTTCCCGCTACTGAACCGCTTGGGTTATTGCCTGAAATGATACCAGCAGGGCCCATATTGGCAAATAGATTGCCTTGGGCTAAGTCAGCATATCTCTTTTGGCTAATCTGATTCCTAGCCGAACCTAAAGGGCTGAATCCCCAGAAGCTATTCTCATATCCCTGATCTTCACCTACCGGATTGAAGTACTTGAAATGGGTAATATTAGCCTTTGGAATAGTCTTATTATAAGCATAGGTAATCGCATAGCCTTCAATTGGATCTCTCCTATTACCTGACATCACAGGCTTGACGCATGGACTAGGTACTGACCATAATTCTACAGGTTGCTTCGCCCGTTCGCCTGAACCGGGACTTGCAGCGTATTCAATAGCGTTCCCCGTAATAAGGCAATAAGCGAAACTAGCCTCCCTTAATTCCCTACCTGACATGATAGGGTTAGGCCGATCCATCAATTCTAAGAACGGGTGATTATCTATTTGCTCGAATGCCTTGACCCGTAACTGCGCTAATTCAAATGCCTGAGCCTTGGACTTTAGATATTTGACTTGAGAAAAGTATTTAGCTGCTGCCCTCTTATCTTTGATCCGCATTACCTGAGGCGTGGCATCTGCAGCCTTTTCAGCTATTCTAGAAACTAGGCTTTGAACTATCGGAATTGATTTAAAGGCTTTGGTGACGAAGATCGAGTCTAAATTGTCAAACGGGACGAATATTCCGTTTACAAAAGTCCAAGAAAGTCCCACTGGCACCCCTAACTCTTTTTTCTTTGTGCTGGAAGAAAAGGCTTTAAATAGCTTCATGGCTTAAAAATATGAAAATATTTCCAAATTATTTTGCCTATCGCTTGCATAGTAATTAAATAGGTTGCATATTTACATAACGAAACAAACAAAGACATGGAAACTTTAACTTTGAACCAAGCATCATCAATCAGCCACATTTCTCCTGAATTTTCACACATTAATCCATTTAACGGATTGGCGGTTTACAAAATTTACACCCCTGACCATACAGACGAAGGAAAGTTTTTTTGCAACCAGCATATGGTTTACATATTAGATATTAAAACTAAGATGCAAAATGGAAAATATGAGTTAATCTAAGAATATGGGCTTAAAAGCCCTTTTTTTTCACCTAATTATTTTCCCATTAACCAAAACAAAGGATTGAGGCTTGTATTCGATCTCAAAATACATACGCATCATTAAAGCATCTGCAAAGTCAGGGGAACGGCCTAATATTTCCTTGACTTTCTCTTTTGGTAATACTGACAGTTTTCCGTCTTGATCTACTTTATCTCGTTTAACCTGCTCCAATTCCTCTATTATCTTTTCAGATATGGATGCAAAAGGTTTGCTAATGAATATCTCAGCATTGTTAACCTTTTCAGCTAAATGGAAGTAGCATTGACTTTTTAAGTTCCTGTATTGAACCTCTTTACGTTCCTCTGGTAATGCTTTAGAACCGTTTATGAATCCTTTGCATTTGAGCATATCTACAACGCCACCGCCTACACCGTCCTCATCTGCTATCACTTGAGACATCGGTATTTGGTACAAGTTAGCCAAACGCCTAATTTCTGATGCTGTTTCAGGTATTGAGCTGACATCAAGTGTCACAATCTCCAATAGCTTCAATCCATCCCAAACGCAAATCACTCCCTTATCAGAACCGAAACGAGCAATATCTGCGCTAATGTACTTTTTACCGCCTTGTACGTGTTCGTTACTCCAAAGGTCAATAATTGAATCGTATTCGATCAATTTAGCTGGATCGTCGTCATATTCCCAGTTACCGTAATAAAGCCTTTGTTTACTTACCTCATCTAATCCCAAAAGAGACTGCAAATAGGATTTGGGTAAATGTGGGTTATCCGTTGGTAACGCCTGAACAAAGGCACGATCTTTTCTAAGTTCCTTATCTCTCCAAGGCTTAAAAAATTCCTTATAAACCCATTTTTTGGTAGGATTACAACTTCCAAGAATCTTTGGGATTAATCCAAATTCATTTAGCTGGTATCGAATACGAGATTTAACTATTTGCCAAGCCTTGTAAACGATCTGAGAAACTTCATCGACAAAGGCTCCGGTAATCTCTAAGGATCCAAGGGAATCAAATTCAGGATCGGAAGGGTACAAAAACAAGTCTTTGAGAATTATCTCTGAACCGTTCTTCCAATAGATAACCCCTTTCTGATCGTTGTATTTATACTGATCTGAAATACCAAGTTTAGAACTAAGTTGAAAGAAAGTATTTAAGGTGGTTTCCTTTAAAGTTTTGAGTTTAGCCCTACCCATTAGCCATCTAGTACCAGGATAAGTTTGGCATTGCTCAATTAACCAAAGGCATCCTAAAGCTGATTTTCCACCCCCAGCGGCACCTCCGTAAATTACCTCCTCGGTAATTGAATCTTTGAGAAAGTAAACCGCATGCTCTTGTTTAAGAATCAGATTCATCTGGCTTCTTTCCTGAACCTAGTGAAATGATATTTGTAATTTCCCCTGAATGCCTATTGTCCAATTCTAATCTGTCTCCGTATTTCTTTGGAAGTAATTTTGATAACTCCCATTTCTTAGCATCTATTTTAAGCCTCTGAAGGTTTACCCATGCAGGGTCAATTTTACCAGTTTCAGGATCCCTTTGAGGTTCCTCTGAGTAATCCTGCTCAATAGATTCAAATTTAGCATCAATACCTATTTCTTTCGCGCGCGTGTATTTGTCGATTTTTAATGAATCTTGATTAAGCCAATCATCAAAAGTATCTCGACAAGGCATTCCCTTTTCCTTGAGAATTGAAGATACAGACCTTCCTTTTCTTATCTCAGAAAGGATTTTGTTAAACTTTTCTTCTATTTCTTCAGGTCTGTAGCCCATACGCCAAAGATACCAAAAAATATTTTAAAAATATTCACTTCCAAATTTGGAAGTAATACAGGAATCATTTACCTTTGAATCATACTAATAAACAAACAGAAATTATGGAATCAATCAGCAAGTTATCAGAAAAAGTAGAAGGAATGGTTAACATGGTAGTTAACGGTTTTTGCAGTCAATATTTTTCCTTCACTTGGAATGATGAATTATGGACAGTAAGAGTTTCGGACCACAAAGCAAATCCTTTGAGGGTTTCAGAAAATACTATTTCTTTTGTTGTTGAACCTTCAGAATCTGATTCTGAAGAGTATTCAAACTGGGGAAGAAACAAAAAAACATTTCGATCAATTTCAAATCAATTTTTTTTAGACTCAGACGGTGACTTTACAGAAAATTTTAGAGACATGGAAGAGTGTCTTGATTATATACTTAACTAAAAAAAATCATGGAATCACTTACTAAAGAAATCGAAATCCAAATAGGCCAAGTTACCTATTACTTCGATGCTGAATTTTACTACTATTCAGGCACGAATGAACTCGATCCAACCGAGGGAGAAGACTGGGAATATCAGGATCATCAAATCACATCTGATATTCTTGCTATTCACGAAAACGGCTTGGAATACATTGTTACCGATCAAGCTGAACGAGAGCAAGTCTTAGCTAAATTCCACCCTGAATCAGAATTAGAGGAGGCTTTGTTATAATGAAAACCATAACCATAACATCCAAAGAATACGCTGAGTTACACGGGTTGGTAACTCAGCGATGGGTAAATGAATGCCTAAGTAAGGGCGTTGGATTGCCGTTTATGCTATCATTCCGAAAGTCTGGCGGCACCTGGTTGATTGACGTGCTAAAAAGTTGGTACGATTCGAAAAAATAATCACTTCCAAATTTGGAATTTAAAACCTAATTATCTACATTTACATAAACTTTAAAACAAACAGATATGAAAATCACAGTAACAGAATCAGTCACACGGGATATTGAACTCCCAAAGTATTTCAAGTGCAAATCCACAAAGGATTCATATTACATGATCCTAGACAATCAGAGCCTTTTGTATGTCAAAGACTACAATGAACCTAGCCTAGGTTTATTCCCTGAAATCAGACAGGAAAAGATTAGCTATCATTCAGCTATTCTTAGCGCATATGGTTTTGAACCTATCTCCGAAACTGAGTTCAAAAACGCATTCCTGAAAGTTAGTTTGGAACTTGAAAAACTGGCGAACTGATGGAAGGATCTGAATCAATAAAGGAGCTAAGCAAGGCCTTAGCTACCTTTCATTCTCAGGTGGGTAAAATAGGTAAGGATGCTAAAAATCCTTTTTTCAAATCCAATTACGCAAGCCTTCCGCATATCCTAACCGAGATTGCGGAACCTTTAGAAAAGGCTGGATTGGTGATAACTCAATTTCCTGACGGTGTTGGATTGACTACAATGCTTATTCATTCCGAAAGCGGTGAGTATTTGATGGCAAAATATGAGATGCCAGTAGCTAAGGCAAATGATCCACAGGCTCTAGGGAGTGCGATAAGCTATGCAAGACGCTATGCAGTTTCATCAATCCTTAGCCTTAAGATTGACGATGACGATGCAGAGACTGCAATGAAGGCGGTTAGAGATCCTGAGCTTCCTTGGCTTAACAAAGGAGAGCAACTCGATAAGGCTATGGAATACCTTAGAAACGGCGGTAAGCTATCAACAATCGAGGCCAAGTATAAACTATCAAAGGAAATCAGAGCTTCGCTTGAGGCTGTAATCAAAGGACTATCATGAATCTATTTCAAATCACAGAAAAGGCGAGGGAGTTATCCCTTGCCCTTGAATCCGGTGAACTTACCGAGGAACTAGAAAACGAGTTAGTAATCAATCAAACAGAGCTTCAGGAAAAGGCTATAAATTACGGCTACGTGGTTAAAAGTCTGGAAATGGACATAGATGCCATTGATGCCGAAATGAAACGTCTGAAGGCTTTAAAAGACGCCAAATCAAATGCAATAAACCGAATGAAGGAGTCTGTATTGAATGCCATGCAGATTTACGGAATCGAAAAGGTTCAATCCCCCACTTTGAATTTGTCAGTGAGGCTTAATCCTGAATCAGTAGAAATCGATATGGCAGAGCTTTTAGATGAAAAGTTTTTGGTTACTAAAACCACGGTCGCACCGGATAAAGTCGCCATCAAAAAAGCGATCCAAAACGGGGAAAATGTGGAAGGTGCTAGATTGGTCAGAAATCAAAGCCTTGTTATCAAATGAAAAAGACCAAAGCTAAATTCTTGGATCAAAGAGAACGACAAAGCAATCACTTTGACCGAAAGCGAAATCAATACTATTCTGAAGCTGGATGCGACCAGTCTCAGATTGACGAATTGAACGGGATTAAACACTACTGGAAATGAGCCGAACCCGAAAAGCTAACCTATACCTGCTTTGGTCTGCAATTAAGGAAATAAGCCTTGATATGTACTCCGAGTTCAAGGGCTACGCTATACACGTTCCAAGCGTTCAGAACAAGTTATTAAACCTGAAAGTGGATTTGGAGCGGAATAGCAAAAAAATCCATGAAATGTTTTCCAAGGATAAGACGGGCCAAGAAGAAATCAATTACTATCGTATTGTAAATATTCTGGAAAAGCTAATCGAATCAGCACACGATATGGATAAGTTTTCGGAGCGTTTAGGAATCATTGAAAAAGGCCTAAACGGTGAATACACAATGGTAGATGAAGAACAATTTAAAGAACTAATCAAACAGACAGATGAAAGCAATATTTGAGGATGAGGCGACCATCCTAACTATTGGAGTGGAAGGTGAAAGGATTGTTTTTGTGAGTGAATATGAATCCGAAGCCATAGACACGGAATTAAGCCTACCAGAGGCTTATAAGCTTCAAAGATGGTTGAATACCTGTATAGCTGAAATCGAGGAAAAGGAACGGAAAAAACTACCGGTATGGAAAAGACTATTCTAGCAATGTTCAATTCTGGAAAGACGGTCAGAGAAATAGCTCAAGCAACCGAGATGGATATGGAAAGGGTAAAATACCTGGTCTATGTGAAGGCGGGTCTAAGACGTAAAGAGATCCAGTTCGAACAGGTCAAAGAACATATTGGTGATAAATTGGATAGGGTTCTTCATTTGTACAAGTGGGGATATACTCCATGTGAGATCAAAGAGGATGTAAACGTGCCAATTGATTTGATTCAGAAACTAATCAGAAATAGCGATGTCAAAAGAAAAGCCCCGAGTTACCGCTGAAAAGGTGGTGATTTACCAAAGCAAATTGAATGGGCCACGAAAAGCCGAAGAAATATTCCGATGGCTTTATTCGCCTATGTTTGGATGGGATAGGGGGTAAAATCAGATTTAGGGCAAAGTTTTGATATTAATATTAAACTTTGCCCAACATCGCCCAAACTTTGACCAATAAAAAAGTGGCTTTAATGTTAATTAAAGCCTTTTTTATACCTATTTGGGCAAAAGGGCGAAGTTAAAAGGTAAAAAGGGGACCCCCCCAAGATTTTTAAATTCATTGTCAAAGGGGGGTATAGGAAAGGGTTAAGTTTGCCCAAAAACCCAAAGTGTTTAAATTTGGACAAATAAAAAATATTAGTAAATTAGCATTATGAAAAAGATAGCTGAGAAACTCATTCAGATTAATTCAAAAATTTGGCTTGCCGAAAGGTTAGGTATTTCAAGAGTCACACTTGACACACGGCTTGAAAAGGATAATTGGAAGAAAAGCGAAAAGGCTTTATTGCTTCAACTGGATAAGCAAATTTTGGTAGCTTAATTTTTTTTCTCTTAACCTGTAAAAAATTAATCATGAAGGACGTTAAAATTTCAATTTTCAGGCATTTATACGAAACTAAGGACGTTCCTTATGAGTGTACGCTTGAAAAGGCTTTAGATCGTATAAAAAATGGAGCTAAAAGCAAAAATTTGATTGAAAACATTAGGGCTGAAAAAGATCAGGACAAAAGGAATGATCTTAAACGTAATTTGCCATGCTATCTCTTTTCAGGAACTTTTAAAGAGAGAAACTCAAACGGATTGATTCAGCATTCAGGATTATTTGTTTGTGATGTAGACGACTTTCCAAATCAAGCAGAGCAAAAGAGGCTAAGAGAAGAGTTAAAATCAAATCCACACGTACTATCGGTTTTTGTAAGCCCCTCAGGCGATAAAGGATTAAAGGCATTGGTAAGAATTCCTAAGTGCGACAAAAATCTTCATCCTAAATATTTTAAAGCTTTTTATAACCAATTCAGGTTTGACTATTTCGGAACTTCACAATCTAATATTGACAGGGTATGTTTTGAAAGCTACGATCCTAATATTTACATTAATTGGGACGCAATAGAGTTTAATCCAGAATTAAAAGAAGAAGGATACGAATACAAGGATAAGCCTCCGGTAATTCCAATTGAATCTGATGCTGAAATAGTTGAAATGATTATGGCTTGGAATTGGGGGAAAGACTTTGTTTCAGGTCAAAGGAATAACTATATTTTTGATTTGGCTGGTGCGTTTTGTGAGTATGGGGTAAGCAAAGAATATGCTGAAGGATACATTTTAAACAATGTAGTAATCGGAGATTTTAGTGAATCTGAGGCAAAAACAACAATCAAAAGCGCATATAGGAAAAGACAAAAAGGGATAAAATACTTTGAGGACTATAAAAAGATTAAGCAGGTTAAAAAAGACCTGCACAAGGGCAAAGATTTAGTCATTAAAAAGCACAAGATTTCAGATGATGTTTTTGATGAAATAAAAGTAGAGGTAGAACATGAGGACTTTTGGTATTTTGAGCAAACTAAGCAGGGAGAAAAATGTAAAATTGATACTTTGAAATATAAGCGGTTTTTGGAGGGTTCAGGATTTAAAAAGTATTTCCCATACGACACTCAAAAGCCAACATGGGTAAAAATAGTTTCTAATCAAGTAGAGGAAACAAGCATTGAAAAAATAAAGGACTTTGTTTTGAATTATCTTTTGGGTCGAGGGGAAACTACTGTTTGGGCATACTTTGCCAGCTTCCAAAACCTATTTTCAGAATCTTTCCTTTTGATGCTAGATACAGTTGAATTAATGCTTTTAAGGGACACTAAAGAAAAGACCTACATAGCTTACGCAAACGGGATTTTAGAGATTACAAAGGATAAAGCTGAATTGGTTGAATATGTAGATGTAGAAGGTTATATCTGGAAAAGCCACATAATACCAAGAGATTTTGTAAAAACGGAATCAGTTGAAAACGATTATAAAACATTTATTAAAAACGTATCAAACCGTAAACCAGAGCCTTTGGAATGTACTTTTGGGTATTTGATAAATACCTACAAAAACAAGATGAACAATAAGGCTGTAATCTTAAATGATGAGGTAATAAGCGATAACCCGGAAGGAGGTACAGGAAAGGGATTATTTGTTCAAGGAATTAAGCAGGTTAGGAGGGTTTCAATATTAGACGGAAAGACATTTGATGACAAAAAATCATTTCCATATCAAACGGTAAGCCCAGAAACTCAAGTGTTGGTATTTGATGACGTAAAGAAAAATTTTGATTTTGAATCCAAATTCAGCTTAGTTACCGAAGGAATGACTTTGGAAAGAAAGAATAAGGATGCTATTAAATTGAGTGTTGAGGATAGCCCTAAGATGCTTTTGAGCACCAATTATGCGATAAAGGGAGAGGGTAATAGCCACGATAGAAGAAGGCATGAATTAGAAATAGCTCAGTATTACGGAAAAGATAAAACTCCATACGATGAATTTGGTAGAGAATTATTTTCAGATTGGTCATTAACTGAGTTTCAAAGGTTTGATAATTACGTGGTCTATTGTGTTCAGCTTTATTTACAAAAAGGACTAATTCAGCAAGAAGCAAAGAATATCAGATTGAGAAAATTCATTATGGAAACATCACAAGATTTCTATTACTGGATTTCAGATCAATCTAATTTTTCCCTGAACCAATATTTGGATAAGTCTGCAATTTTTGAGGCTTTTGTAAATGACTATGTTGATTATAAAAAGTGGTTAAGTAGGAATAAGTTTTCAATATGGGTAAGCAAATATGCAAGCTACATGGGTATGAAATTCCACGAAACGCACTCGGGAAGTATTAGATATTTCATGATTGGAGAAAAAGAAAAAGATAGTATTGATTGGAACGACACAGAACCTAAATTTTAAATAATATGACTGAATTTGAAAAAAAACTTCTTCTATTACTGGCAGAAATAGCGGAGAATTTAGATTTTATAGCTCAAGAATTAAATAGCTTAAGGAATAAAAAATGACCGAACTACTAGATGAAATAACCGAAATCCCATTCCAAGTATTTAAGGAAAAATGGAATGAAGTAAATCCAGGTATTTATAACTGGAATAAAGCTGAGAAAGAATGGTTTTATATGCACGAAAACGACCGAGTAAATGCTTTCAGTGCATTGGCTAAGGTTCATCCTATGCTTCAGGTTGTAAGAGAGCCTTATGAGTTTTTGATTCACTTCCAAATGCCATTTTGATATGAAACCACTTGACCACTTAAGAGAGCGAAAGTCTAAAGAGCAAAGGCAAAGATACCCAAACGTGCCAGAGTATGCATTAAAAACTCCGAAATACACTGATAAGACTGCTAATGGATTGACCAAGTGCATAATCGACTACCTTACATTGGAAGGATGGCAGGCCGAAAGGATAAATACGATGGGCCGTATGATTGACAATCGGAAGCAAGTAACCGACGTAATCGGAAGGACAAAGATAATAGGATCGACAAAATACATCCCTACAACCGGAACCAAAGGAAGTGCTGATATTTCAGCAACTATAAAGGGAAGATCAGTTAAGATTGAGATTAAAATAGGTTACGATATGCAAAGCCAAGATCAGAAAAGATACCAAGAATCCATTGAATCAAGTGGAGGCATATACTGGATTGCAAAAAGTTTCGATCAGTTTTATGAATTGTATCAAGAATATTTGGAAAGTAATTAATTAGGTTTATATTTGAACAAACAAACAGATAAGAAAATGACACCGGAACAAATAATAGAAAGGCATTCAAAGTTTCCAGAGGCAACAAAAACTCTCATTGAAGCCTATGGGTTTCAGCAATATAGAAAAGCAGTGGAGGATCTTATTAATAAGTTTGGAAAGGTTACTAACATTCCTGATTCATTTTTGACAATTATCGTCTGTAATGATTTAAATTTTAATGACTGGAAGTCTGGAATGCTTAGTGACTATAAAATGAATAATAAATAATTTAACCATTTCCTTTGATCTTAAACCCTAAACAAATATATTAGCGATATGGAAAAAATTTATTGTGGCAGTGGCAAAACTAGGTCAGGCCAGTACGGAGAATTTTACGGAATATCAATCTGTTTGAGCGATTTGCCAGCCGAACATATTACCACGGCTAAGAACGGCAAAAAGTACATCAATTTGACTGTGAATAAGAAAAAAGAACCTGACCAATACGGCAAGGATTTAAGCGTGACAGTGGACACCTTTAAGCCTGAAAAAGCATCTACTCCAAAGCAAGAACAATCGCATACGGCTAAGAAGGAGTATGAGGCAGTTAAGAGCCATATTGAGGAACAAGAATCAGATGAGCTTCCGTTCTGATGCCAAAAAACAGGAACTCAGATACACCTGACTATTCAATCCGAAGGAGGTTCTTTAATGAAATAGGAGAACCTTTGGAGTGGCAAGATTCAGGCCAAGGCGTATTTGATTTGGCAACGGTTCAAAAGCAAATCAGAATGCTTTGTCAATGCAGTAGAAGGGTTGAGATTGAGTTGGTTAAGGATGGTAAGCTATTGGGTTATAACGGGGAAGAAACGGTAAAAACTATAATTTATGAAAAAACAAGAAGGTGAATTCCTAAAAAAGCGGGATAAAGTCAGACATCATTTGATTATGACTAGGTTAGGGTTGAAGAACCAGACTTATCAAAAAATAATGCAGCAATTATCAAATGGGAAGTATAACCAGCCATTTAACGATAAAGAAGTTGAGACTTTGAATACTGGATTGCAGGTAGTTATTGACGCTTGTAAGGACTTGCAAGAAGAACTTAAAAAGAAGGACTGATGTACACCGCAAAAATATTAGGAGATAAACGGATCATTCAGGGAAGTTATATCCCTAAAGGACATACTTGCAAGTGCAAGTCCTGTAAGTTCACAATCGAGGTTCCGAAGGGTACAACTGATGAGCACGTAAAGGCTATCATTGAGTTAATAACCAAATGAAAAAAGCCGTTTTCACAGTCAACTTTGGGAATTATGATACGATCAAAGTAGTTCCTAAATGGGATGGATGGGATAGTATATTGGTTACTGACTTACCGATTGAAGATCCTCGGTTTACAAAAGTTCTGTATCGGGAAACTAACCAACCGGAACTAGACTCAAGATACTGCAAATGGTGCAGTCACATTACATTGCCAGAATACGATACGGTGATCTATTACGATGCTAATTTGCAACTGATTAGAAAGCCTGAACAGGATCATTTTCATATTGTCCACGAGGTCAGAAAGTCAGTCAGAGAAGAGATAGACGCTTTGATTAAGTTGAATCACAGATGGGACAAAGAGAGCTTGGAAAAGCAATGGAAATGGATGATTGATATGGGGTTCAAAGACGATCAAGGGTTATTTTTGAATGGCTTCTTTGGCCGTTCAAATAGGGATCAGAAAATGAATAGGCTATGCGAGGATATTTGGGATAATTGCCAGAAATGGACTAATAGGGATATGTTGGCATTACCGTTTCAATTGTACCGGCACGGTATCAAGTTAGAAAGACAAGTCAAACGATCATTCTTTTCTCACCACGTTCGGAGGCCAGCGCATAAGGGGGTGCATCCAATATTATCACTATGAAAAAAGCCATCTACACCTGCCTTTTCGGAAACTACGACACCCTAAATCCTGCTCCAAAATTCAAGGATTGGGACACTATACTTTTCACAGATACCAAGCCAGAGAATAGCAATGGATGGAAGGCTATATTAATTGAATCAACTAATCCAAAGCTAGACTCAAGACGTTTTAAGTTTCTATCACACATCCAACTGCCTGAATACGATCTAGTTTGTTACCAAGATGCAAACATAATCCTAACCGAAGAGCCTCCAAGCGTTCCGATGTGGTTAAGGCATCCAAGACGAAAGAAGGTATCTGAAGAGATTCAAGAAGTGTTAAAGAAACGAAAGGCAGACGGTAAACAGTTAGCGATTCAAATGGCCTACTATCGAAAGCAAAGATTTCCAGATAATGCCGGACTTTTCCAGAATGGATTCTTTGTCCGA